CAAGAAGATTTGCGACACATAGTAAGATTCATGAACATGGATCCAAAGTATTCAGAATACGAAGTGCAACAAGCCTTCGACAGATAAAAAAGAAACCCCCGCAAGGGGGTTTTTTAATGGAAATTTTGGCTTTACCCCTTGCTGCCCATACGGTTGTGGTATACTTGGGGCATGAACAACACCGCAGCAAAGAACGTTCTCGCCAAGATCCTCGCCACCGAAAACATCATGGTTCGCCATGATGCCAAGGCCAGCACTGCCTCATTCGACCTCCACAAGCGCGTTCTGACGCTCCCTGTGTGGAAGAACATGACTAGCAGCCTCATGGACATGCTCATCGGACATGAGGTCGGCCATGCCCTCTACACCCCAGGAATGAACCCTCAGCAGTTCATGGACTTCACCAAGGAGATTGGCAAGAACATGGACCTTGCCAAGCTTATTTGGAACATCGTTGAGGATGCTCGTATTGAGCGCATGATCAAGGAAGAATATCCGGGTCTGCGTCGTGACTTCTTCCACGGCTACAAGGAAATTTATGAAATGGACATGTTTGAGATTGAAGGGAAGAACATCAACGATCTTCCCTTCATTGACCGCATGAACCTTCATTTCAAGATTGGTCCTGTTCTTCACAACGATGTGATCTTCACTCCCGAAGAAATGGTTTTCGTCAAGCGGTGTGAAGTGACTCGTACTCACGATGATATCAAGGTTCTGAGCAAGGACATTTACGATTTCATCAATGATCAGAATGCCAATGTCGAGAACCAGGAACAGCAGACTTCTGAAAAGTTTAGTCTTTCGGAAGATGGTGAAGCTTCCTCGCTTGGTGACGAGAAGATGGAGTCTCTTTCTTTCAATCCCAACAGCGGCAACAATGATGGGGGTGAAGACGAGGATCAGAACAATGCTGATTCTCAGAACAGCAGTGATGAGCGAAAGACCAATCGTACTCCGATCAATGACGGGGATACCATGAAGAACCTGGAGAAGAATCTTCAGAAGAACGTGGATACTCGTAGCGGTACTACTCATATCTGCACTCTTCCTGATATCGATCTTGATAACGCCATTGTGGATCACAAGGAGTTCTATAAGCGCGTTGATTCCAAGGCAATTGAACGGGCTTGTGGTAACAACTATGAGCATGCCAGTCGCGTGAACGAAGCCATGGATCGTCTTCTTGCCAAGGTCAAGGAGGATTCCATTCGTTCCGTCAACATCATGATCAACCAGTTCAATCGCAAGAAGGCTGCTGACGAGTCTCGCAAGTCTCGCATCAACAAGACTGGGAAGTTGAACATGGACAAGCTTCACCAGTACAAGATTTCGGAAGATATTTTCCTGTCCCGTACCATCACCAAGGATGGAAAGAATCACGGGTTCTTGATCTTCCTCGACTGGAGTGGATCGATGTCATACACGATCCACGATGTCATGATGCAGCTGTTTCAGATTGCAATCTTCTGCCGCAAGGTGAAGATTCCGTTTGAAGTGTATAGCTTCACCAACTCGTTCTTTGATGACAAGCACATTGCCAGTTTCACTCCTACCGATGAAGATTCTATCAATTTTGATAGCTTCTGCATGGTCAACCTTCTGTCTTCGCGCATGACCAACATTGAATTTGATCATGCCATGAAGATGATGAATTGGGCAGGCATTCGGTACAACCATGCCAAGATCAAGAAGCTGAACATGGTTGGTCTTGTTCCTTCTGCTCCGGATGAATTCAGTATGTCATCCACTCCGCTGAATCAGGCCATGATTGTTGCTCTGAAGTTGATTCCTCTGTTCCGCAAGAAGTACAATCTTCAGATTGTCAACACGGTCTTCATGACCGATGGTGATGGCGATAGCTTCTACCACCGCAAGTCTATTGGCAACAATGAAAAGTATTGCCTGTACGATTCGCAAACTGGCATGTCATATGAGTACAGCCATCGTAGTCATGACTTGACCCAGGCTCTGACCAAGATGATCAAGGATCGCACTGGTTGCAATCTGATTCACTTCCACCTTGATACTGTTCGCAAGGCAGAGAACGCAGGCTACCGCTACTTCACTGGTGAGGAGACTGAGGAGCAGAAGCAGAAGATCAACAAGATGTACGATGACGAAGGGTTCTTCGTTGCAACCAAGAAGAGCAATTTTGATGAGGTCTTTGTCATCAAGTCAACCACCGAGATTGAGTTTGGGTTTGACGAGGATGAGTTCCTTGAGTCCAAGAAGAAGTCTTTCACTTCTCTCAAGTCTGCCTTCCTCAAGATGAATGATCGCAGGATCACTTCCCGCGTCATGCTCAATCGGTTCATCGATATGATCTCTGTCTAAAAAAAAAACACTCCCTTTCGGGAGTGTTTTTTCATTTCTATTTTCAGAAATTACTTTTTTCTCTGAGTGGTCTGAGTTGCAGATCCTTGTGCTGACTGCATTCCACCAGCGAATGGAAGACCAAGGTATTGGGCTACCATTTGAGCTGCGTTTGGATTACCCTGAAGTCCTGCTAGGAATTGTCCGAAAGCAGCTCCGTCAAATCCGCCTTGAGCAGCTTGAGTTGGCTGGGCAGTTAGTGTTCTAGCGGCTGCTGGAACATTACCACCGAAGCTACCAACTCCACCGGACATTAGACCACCACCAGTTGAGGTGCTGGTTGGTGACATACCGCCAGCAACCTTGCCCATTCCGCCAACGCCTAGTTGGGGTTGAGCAGCTAGCTGTGCTCCGAGTGCTGCACCGCCACCAGCTTGGAAAGCCTGGGTTGGGGACATTCCTGCGTAGTTAGCTTCGTTGATGATGCTCTTTAGTTTTGCGTTTTCTTCCATGAGTGATGAAAGAGTTTTTTCCATTTTTTGTAGTTTGTAAGTTAATGCTGCATTGAGAGTTGACATATATGTTTCCTTTCGATTATGTATATGAAACGTATCTTTGTCCTGATAGCGATGCAATGTCTTTTGTACTTGTTCCAGACTTTCTAAAAATAGATGGCTGCGTTGGGCTGGGGGGTGGAGGTGGGGGTGGTTCTTGTCCTCCACCTCCGCTACTGGATTGGCCCATTGCAGTTAATAATACTCCGAGTGCTGCTCCGTCAAATCCTGGTTGGCCATAATAGGAATTGAAAATTCCAAGGTCAGCACCGTCAACAACCCCGTCGCCATTATAGTCTGGTCCAGTTGGTAGTTGCGGAGATGGAGGTTGTCCCCCTCCATCAGGATTTGAACCCATAGCACTTAATAATGCACCCAAAGCAGCACCATCAAATCCTGGTTGCCCATAGTATGCATTAAAAATTCCAAGGTCAGCACCATCGACTACTCCATCACCGTTGTAGTCTGGCCCTGTTGGTAGTTGCGGAGATGGAGGTTGTCCTCCTCCTGTAGTGGGGGATGATCCTCCTCCAGTAGTAGAAGAACCTCCTCCTTGGTCTGGAGATGAAAGACCACCAGACCCCAATCCAGTAAAGGTTCCAGCATCGGGTCGTGTGCTTGTTGATCTATATGTGATTGGTCTTCTTCCGCCAACATTACCGCCAAATGCTGGAGGTCGCATCAATGGTTGTTCTGTTGCTATTGGACTTTTATATTCTTTTGCTGCTTTAACAGTCGAAACAGTTGGTGTTGTCGTTGCAGTTGAAACTGCTTCTACAAGCACTCTTAATTTTTTATTTTCGTTTTCGAATAACGAAATTTTATGTTCTACAGTTTTGATTCTGTTTAGAATATTTACTTCGAAGGTGCTCATTCAGATTATTTATAATCATACATAATACATGTTTGACTTTTCGATTGGCAGAAACAAAAGTTTAGAAAACGCAGCTTCAAAAGTTTTAAATGAAGCACTATCTTTGAATAGAATGCCAGCAGCCAGAAGCCCAATTACACAAAGAAGCGTATTTGCTCCCCAAGGATCTACCGAAGATGCTTTGATGAATTGGAGGCCGGGTCAAAGACCTCTTGGGGGTATGGAAGTTCCCGGTGGTCCCATAGGAGGAGATCAAGACGCATTTGAAAGAAGCTTGCAAAGAATGGGATACTCTTCTTCCATCGATCCAGAAACAGGAAAAACAGTTTATAGTGGTGGAAGCAAACCATCCCTAACTCTAGGAACACGCGGAAACCAGTTACAACAATCACAATATGTTCCACAGTCAAGACAATCGACACAAACAACACAAGCAAGGCAATACGGAGAAGTAAGAACTACTCCGGGATATATGGGCCAACATCCAGTAACTACTAGAACAGTAGAACAAGAAAAAATGGACAAAGAAATAGTGGATAGATCTGCTGAGGAAGTATTTAAGAGAGAATACGGAACTTCTGCACCTAGAGGACCAGGTGGAGAAATAATGAATCCAAATACTAACAGAGTGGGTGGGTCTGGAGCACTTGCAAGATCTAGACAAGTAGATCCAGAAAGACAAAGAATAGCAGCAGAAAGAAGACAAAAAGATCTAGAAAGAGCTAGAGCAATGGGAATGACTCCCTAATCACTTTCCTCTTTTAGCTTTAGAGATTTCAATAGCGGCCAGTTGTTTGGCCGCTTTTTCTTTGGTTGGATGTGTTCCTAAAACCTTCTCACCAGAAGAATCCAGTACTTTGTACTTATTTCCTACCTTACGAATCATCTCTATCAAATCTTGAAAGTTTTTCATGGAAATATTTATGCGCCGATGTATACTTCTGGTGCATGAAACCTAAATATAAGCAGATGAGTAAAAGAGTACTACTCTTAAATGCATCAGAAGAAGTAGTGAACATTATTGAATGGAATCGTGCTGTCAAATTGCTCTATAGTGGCAAAGCACTAGAGCATGATGCTGACGAGTACTACGAAATCAAACTACCCAATAAAACTATTCGTCTTCCGAAGATCATCATTCTTCGAAATTACATTCGTATTCCTTACAGACGAATTACTCCCACTCGCAAGAATATTTTCTTGCGGGATCAATATGGCTGTCAATACTGTGAAGAAAAACTCACAGAAGATACAGCAACTATTGATCATGTCACTCCCCGTAGCAAGGGTGGTGGCTCCACATGGGAAAACATGGTTACTTGTTGCCGCAAGTGTAATCTAAAAAAGGCAAACAAATATCCAAAGGATGTCGGACTCAAGCTACATAAGAAGCCAAGACCACCTCTTGTCAATATTCTCGGATTGAGAGAGTTGATTGAATTGAACAAGTGTTGGTCAAAATTTGTAGGATAAATTATGCCAACATACAATTATGAATGTACAAAATGTCAGCACCTGTTTGAACAGGTAGAAACTATAGCCAATCGAAATGCTCCATGCGAAAAGCCTTGCCCCAAATGTAAGGAAATGGGCGTGGAGAAGAGCTGGGTTGGTCAAACCCCAGGATTAGGTTCTGATACTACCCTTACACCAGATAAGAAGACTGGTGGCCAATGGGGACAATTAATGTCCAAGATGAAGCGTGGTATGCCCAAGAGATTCCACAAAAATATGGATAGAGCCTCAAATAATACTGGGTCGAAGTGGCAGAGATGATAAATAAGAGTATGAAGAAATACCAAGATATTCTATCTGAAACCAGCCAAGCTGCATTAGACTCACTAACTCACAGACAGCAAATAAGCAAAATCGCAGACATTTTAGAAGCATCTGAAAAGTATCTTGGTAGACCATTGTCTGAAAGTGAGATCTATTCTTTCACAGAAATTTTGATGGAAGAAGAAGCCCCTGTTTCAAGAAAAGATGAAAAGCAGAAGGGCGAAGGACAAACATTCAAAAAGGGTAGCTACAAGATTGAAATCATTACCCCTCAAGGAAAGGTTGTTCGCACTGCTTCTTCACAGAAGGGTTTGCTTGATGTGATTCATAGCGCAAAGAACTTTAGAGTTCTTGACAGCAATAACAGAGACATCACAAGCAAGGTCAAAACCTTTGTCAAGGAAAGAGAAAAGCAAGCACAGCTTCGTAAGAATTTAAAAAAAAAAGGTAAAGTAAACGAAGAGTTTCTTGCTGAAAGAATTGGCGGAAAACAATTAGCTCAACTTTTTTTAGCCGCTAAATTAGCTTTTTCTCCCGGTGCTGTTATGCCAGCAGCAAAAGCAGTTGCACCAGTTGTCACTCAAGGGGTTGTTCAAGTAGAGAAAGCAGCTGTTCAGGCTGGCACACAAGCTGCTAAAACAACAACGCAAGCTGCTACTCAAACGGCTAAAACAGCAACGCAAACAGCAGCACCACAAGCGGCTAAAGCAACTACACAAACAGCAGCACCACAAGCAGCCAAGGCTGCTCCCAAAACAGCTCCCAAAACAGCTGCACCACAGACCGCTAAAGCTGTAGAAACACAAGCTACCAAGGGAACTGCACAAGCTGCAACACAGGCTGCTGCACAAGCAGCAAAGGCCACTAGCCAAGAAGCAGCAAAACAAACTTCTCAACAAGCAGCCAAACAAGCTGCTAGTCAGCAAGCTGCATCTAAGGCTGTATCGCAGGCTGCTGCCCCGGTAAAGGCTGTATCACAGGCTCCAGCTAAGGCAACGCAAGCAGCTGCTGCCACAGGAGCAGCCGGAACAGCTGCTGCAACCGGAGCTGCAACGGCAGCTGCCGCTCCAGCCGCATTAAGAAATGCATTATTTGGTGGTGGAGGAGGTAGTGGCGGTGGTGTAGAACCTGGATATGGTGTTGGCAATCCTTCAGCAAATCTGTATAATGACACTCTAGAAACACAAGCACGAAGTGGTGTTGGTGGGACAATTTATTACGCATGATTCAAAAAACTTTCATTCATGAATTTGTAAATGTGGGAAAAGAAGTAGAGTCTTCTGAACAAGAAGGTAGAAGATTTTACATTACCGAATCTGGCCAGTTTCCAAGCGTAACCACAGTTGTTGGCTTTGAAAAGCAAGAGTTTTTCAAGATCTGGCGAAAACAAAATCCGGAAGAAGCCAAGCGAGTTACATCTAGAGGAAACAGGCTTCACTCTATTATTGAATCATATCTAAAAAATGAAAGCATAAAGGATCTAGATCTGATGCCAAATGATCTGGATCTATTTGTACAAATCAAAAAGGAACTAGACAACATTGATAGAATTAAAGCTCTTGAGTTACCTCTTTATGGGGGCGTTGTTGGGTTGGCTGGCCGCGTGGACTGCATCGCGGATTACAAAGGCAAACTCAGTATCATCGACTTCAAAGGCAGTACCAGAGCGAAAAGAAAAGAAGATATCGAAAACTACATGATGCAGGCTACTGCATATTCTCTTCTCTGGAAAGAGATGACCGGAGAGAGCATAGATAACTTTGTCATTTTAATTACATGTGAAGATGGTACAGTACAGATTTTCGAAGATAGTCCGATGAATTATGTTTCGAAATTGTATAATATCATCCAAAGATATAAAGAATACAATGAACGAAAAAGAACAAGTTAATCGTAGAAACACAAGAGTTTGGGTTAGAATGAATGAGGATGCAAAGTCTCCTTACTTCAGAAACCAGTTCATCCAAAAGTACGGTGGCAAATTCATAAAAGAAGGTCGCTACTGGAAGTGGATGGAGCTTGATTTTGAGAAACTTCTGATCGAAGAATTTGAAAAGAAAAGTCAGGAGTTTGAAAAGAAGGTACAGGATTTCAAAGCTCCTGAACCTGTGATACGAGTAGAAAGAGGCAAGAGCTATGTTTTCCAGAACAAGGAAGGAAATGAAGTTCACATAAAGAATCTTCTAGAATATTGCATGGAAAACAAGCTTGTTCGCGGAGCCATGTACGACCTAATGACAGGAAAACGAAAGACCTACAAAGGTTATAAGTTTTTAAGAAAGGAGGAATGATATGGAACTAGTAATTAGCGAATCTCTAGGCACTATTTTCTATAGCGTGGTTGTTTTCGTAACAGGTGCGCTGATAGGTCAGGGCCTTTGGACTTGGGTATCCAAGTTCTTCCCTTGGAACCGGAAGTGAACTGGGGCGGGTCGAAAGACCCGCCTTTTTTCATGTATACATAACTACATGCCAAATTCCTGGTTCGATCCCGAATTTTTGAAGCGTTATAATGATGAAATTTTGCCATTTGTCCAAGATAAACTGGATGAAGGGACAAACCTCCGTGATACGGTGATGGGACAGAAGTTCCAAAGAAGACAATTGGCATCACAAAGAAGAAATGACAAAAGACAAGGTACATTTCTTTCTGCCATGCTAAAAAGAAAACACGAAGAAGAAACCGCCGAAGGTGCTAGAAAAGATGCAATGCTTGGCACTGGCGATTATTTCGAAAAGAAGGCTTCTACTGAAATTGACGGAGAAAGATTCAGGGTCAATCTTCGCAGAAAGAGAAAAGAAGCTGAAGGAAAACGAAATAAAGCAGAACAGATTGCTGCACATGCAGAACAGAGAGGTCAGGCAAGAGCAATGGATAAAATGCAGGGACAACCAATTCACAAGCCTTATTATGAAGCTGTAGAGCATATTTTTGAAAACAAAGAATCTGGCAAGACTAGAAGAACAAATGACATGTTCCGTGGCCTTTCTGATTTCAGAAAAGATTTACGGTTATCCACAAAAATTTCATTGACTGGTGATCCAAAAGAAAAAGACAAGCTAAGAAAAAGAGAAGAAAGAAAATTGAATGAGTATTTCTCAATTCAATCTCAGAGACTAATTAATGAACAAGAAGAAGAAACCCCAGAAGCAGATCAGCAGCCCGAAGAAGGACAAGAACAAGGCCAAGAGGGAACTCCAGGAGAAGTTCCTGTACCTATGGATCCTGCAATCGTATTCGAACAACTCAAACAAATTCGATCTAAGGTAAAGAATGTGTTTGAAAATCTCAGCAATATTTCTTACAAGATTATGACTGAGAAGCTTGGAGTAAAATCAGAAAACAAGGATGACAGAGATTTCCAAAACGAAAATGCAATCATAACGATTTCAAGAGTTTGCTCAGGTGCATCTACAGAAGAATTGCAGTATATGGGGCAATTCCAGAATGGAAGATTGTTTGACTTCAATGAAGAAGCTTTTGACACAGCAAGAAAACTATTACTTGAGCTTGGCGAATCGTGCTTCCAAAACTTAATGCACATTGACGAACTCGGAATAATGCCAGACGCTCCTGGTTTTGAACGAAGCCAACTAATCTGTAATAAACAGCATGGTTCCCATGGCTATTCCAGCAGATCCAAATATCAAACAGTACGATCAAATTGACATGTTCCTTGCTCCCATGAGGCAGGAATTGAGCAACTTCTCGATTTACATGGTTGACGATCAGAACCCAGAACTTTTGGCAAATCCAGAAGTTACAAAAATTTTGGCAAAGTATAATATAATTGATCAAAATGGCATGATTTATGAGCAGGCCAAATTGTCAAACTTCATGAATTTGATCAAGACATACACAGATCAAATAGGAATGGACAAGAATCTTTTCTATAACACATTCTTCTTCCAGAACATGATCAATTTGTTGACCAGATATTTCATCGCTGGAATCAACACAATGGATCCAAGAGCCAATGCCACACATCTTCTAACTGATAGTGGATTGTTCCTCATCAATGATCAATTAATCGGGGAATTTGCTAGAAAAGCTGAAGTAAAGCTCACTCCAAAGAAAACTCCAACAGGTAAAGGAAGAAGGACAAAGGGTTCAAAGCTATCTAAAAACTTTGAAAATCTAAAGACCATTGTTGAAGAAGTAAAAGATGAAATGCAAACTCAAAAAATAGACGAGTCTATGATTGTCATCAACACCATGGACCTCTTACAGAACATCGACACTATTGTTTATCAGCAAATAATGGAAAACTTCGATGTCGATATCAATATTTCCCTCAATCCTGGAAACGAAGCATCTTCTTCTGAAAAGAAACAGAACGAATATAATATCGTCAAAATAAAGAATAAAGAAGTAAAGATCCCTGTTGTTATGGATAAGGGAGATATGTCAACAAAGACAATCAAAGAATCAAGAGAAAGATTAGAAAACATTATTCTCGAAAAATTGACTGGTTACGAAAAGAAATACTCTGAAAAGACCAGCCACCACAGATCAAATAGAAATAAGGCTAGAAGAGCCGCAGAGAAAAAATTCGGTGCTGCCGCGATCAAAGGTAAGGATGTAGATCATAAAGACGGCAATCCCATGAACAATTCCCCAAGTAATCTTCGTCTAAGAAGCAGGGGTGAAAATAGATCCGACAATGGCCATCACAAGGGAGAACCCCACAAGAAGGCCATGAAGGGAATCACGAATACATTCAAAGGGAAGGATAAGTGATGTTTGATTATGACCCTAGATTAGTCGAATACGGTATAGCTACCGCTTCATTTCTTACTGGTGCTTATTTCGGTGTAAAAAAGATCAAAGATAAACTTTTTTCCAATAAGAAGAAAAAAGAAGGTAAGCAGTATTGGAATATTCATTCGGAGATTCATGAGATTCTTACAGAGCTTAGAATCCGCACAGACGCAGCCAGAGCACAAATCATTCAATTCCATAATGGCGAATACTTCATGGATGGTGTATCGATGAAGAAGATGAGCCTGACCCACGAATCACTTCGTTCTGGTATCAGCGCAGAAGTAAACCAGAAAAAAGATGTTCTAATCTCTGCTTATATCGATTTCATTCGGTCTATTTTGGATAGCAAGCATCGTTTCGAAGTCGTTGGTGCAATGAAGGAATCATATCAGAAACAGCTTTTCATTGCTAGCAATGTGGTTGCTTATATGGCTGTTCCCCTCCAGAGCAAGGGAATAAATGTCGGCTATGTAATAGTACATTGGTGCAGCGATGAAAAGGTAGAAAAGGTTCAGGAGAATGCTGCATCTAATGAATTGAAGTACGCCAAGGACAGAATTGAAGTTCAGCTAAGTCATCAAATAGCACTGGGTAATCCATGAAATTTATAAATGAAGTCTTGAGGGTGAACCATATTCCGCATGTCTCTCAAGACAAAAGGCCAAAGAATTAGGAAAAGAAAAGATAGGAAACTTCGTGAAAAGAAAAAGAGCTGCACAATCTAAAGCTGGTAGAGGCAAAAAGGGTTCTGGTCGTAAAGGCAAGAAGCCCATCAATGTCGATACTGGCATTCGTGAACAATACGATGTCGATAAGAAGGGTCCATCAACAACCCCCGGTCAAAAAATGAACATCGACAAGCGCAATAAGCGTTTTAAGACTCCTCCTTGCATGATAGATAATAAACAGGTGGAGCAACCAGAATATATGAATAAGATAATGAACAAGTCCGTCAGTCAAATTCTTGGCGAAGCTAAAGAAGTAAATGAAATGATGGAACTTCTTGAGAAGAACAGTCCTACCAACAAGAAACTATGGTCAAAGGCAAAGTCTCTTGCTAGACAGAAGTTCGACGTTTATCCATCAGCCTACGCTAATGCTTGGGCCGCAAAATGGTACAAGAAGAAGGGTGGAGGATGGAGAAAACTAAACGAAAACGAAATGCCTTATGACAATCTGGGACAAGATGTAGATTCTAGTCCAGAACAAGCAGAAGACATGAATTATGCTATAAAAAACCCAGAAAAGCTCGCAGACGATCTTCCAGTAGAAAAAGTTTTAAAGGGAGGAAAGGTCGAAATTATCGCGCTAGTTGAATCAGGAGAATCGGAAGATGGTGGTGGCTTTGGTGCTCCATTCCAGCCATCAAGAACCACCAGAAGTGCTGCAAGCGATTTTGGCGTTCACAGAGTTGAAAACGATACACAGCTAAACCGCGTAAAGGCATTCCTTTCTTCATTTACCAATAGAGAGTATATCGATCCCCGTGGTGCTCTTTCTCTACTAAGAGCTAAGATGAACATCATGGGTCTTGATTTCAATTTCAGCCCAAAGACTAAGTTGATGCCCGGACCAAATGTGTTCCCAATGAACAGATTCGGTGGAACATTCGGAACAACCCCAGACCACGACCTACTAAAGGATGGATTCCAGGTTACAGACGGAATCTCAGAGTTCAATGGTGGCAAGGGATTAAATCTTGTTATCGATGTTCAAATCACCCCATCACACTTATACAAATTTGATATAACTCTCCAGTGAATTTAATGAGTAAATTTGATATGTTGACGGAAGAAAATTTTGAGTTATTTGCTAAACTCAAATATAACAATCCGTCGTGTATGTCTGTTGATGAATTCAACGATGACATGAAAAGAATAAAGTATATTAAAAGACTCTTTCATAAATTTGATAACGAAAGAGTTTTAAAGGATAGACTGATCTGCAATCATATTCTAATTCTTTGTAATGTTTTTGGGGTAGAGCCTTGCATCAGAATGCTATTTTTCAGAATAGATAAACAATATCACGGGTTTCTAAAAACCTTTCTGAATCACATGAACATTCTTCCAAAACATATACCAGAAGTAAATCTGGATCTAATCCAAATAGATGGTAGAATTGAAAGGCAGATAAAGAAAAATGCTAAATGAGGGAATAGCTGATGCGGGTCTACTGGTAAGAAGTTTTACTGTTTATAAATTTCTTACTCTTCTTGCTACCCCATTTACCAGCTTGGATGCCTTCAAACAAGGCTTCATAGACTCAAGAGGAAACTTCAAACAGGATGCAGACACTCTGTTGAAGCAAAGAAAAATAGATCCTCTTGACATGTTGATTATCAAGCTCAAAAAATTTTTGAGCATGGTCCCTGATCCTAATGTCAGAGCAAAATTAAATAATCAAGTTTCGATTTTAGATTTGTTCTTGAGCGAAATGTATAATTACGATGTTGAACCACATGAAAGTCTTTATTTACTTGAAACACACTGCCTAAAAGAAGGTTTTTCTATATTAGATTTCCTTGTTGAAGATATGACGGTTGGTAGTGGTGATGTGGCTGGTCTTTTAATTACCGATATCATCGGCCCAAAGCAAAAAGAACTAAAAGACCCATACAGAGAAAAAAAGAAGCTTTTCAAAAGAAAGCCTCTAGAAGCTGAAATCAAAGAATAATCTCAATATAAATAACTCTGGAGGTTATTATGCCGACTGAGTTGATTTCATTGATAGGCGGAAGCCTTACTGGATTTATCTTCAAGTTCATGGCCCAGAAGAGCCAGGACCAGAAGGAAATTTTTGAGCGTCTAATTGCTGCTAACAAGCAGACCACGGAGAACCAAGACAAGGCAGCTCAAAGAGTCCCCCTAGATGTCGGCAAGGGAGTGCGACAGCTAATCGTTCTAACTGTTCTATTTGGAACCATCGCTGCACCCTTCATTCTTCCTTTCTTCGGAGTTCCTACCTTCGTTGAAGTAGATAGCAGCAACCCAGAAGCTCTCTTTGGTTTGATTCCAGAGACTACCAAGAAGTATTTCGTTGAGATCAACGGATATCTTTACACTTCTGAGAATAGACAAATTCTAGTTGCAATCGTCGGATTCTACTTCGGTACAGCCGCAGCAGGGAGGAAGTCATGAGAAAACTTTGGGCATTAGTTCTAGTCGTAGCATTAGGTGTCGCTGCCTGTGCCACTAATCCAGAAATAGTTCCAGACATTACTGGCGACAGTGTAATCATGCTAGACATCAAGAGCCAGATTGAACACAACAAGACTGTAAAGGATGACTATGGCTGGGTAATCTGGTATATACCCGTTCTATTCCTCGTTGTTGCCTGGGGCTGGAAAGAGTTTTTCGGTAAGAAAAAGGGAGAGTAATGGCAAAAAAAGTAAAAGTAAATAAAAGTCCAGTAAGAATTCCTTCTTCTGCCTTTAATCCTATACAATTTGGTTCGATTCCAACATCATCTTTCCCAGAAGTAGTATTTCCCGACGCAAGAACAGTTACTCCAGCTGGTTCTGGTGGGCTTCGCGCACCAGGATTTCAGACATTTGCTCCCCGTGGAGCAGCACTAGGAGCAGGGATACCGTTTGGAACACCAAGCAGTCCAAGTATTCCCAACCTATCCCCACAAATTGACTATACTTATAATCCACAGAGATTCGGTATTGGTCAAATAAAACCAAAAGTAACTAGTGGTTCTTTTGCTCCTGCTGGACAAGCACCAAAAACTGGGCCAGTAACAGTAGCACAGCAGATGGAAGGGTTAAAGCAACAAGCAGCAGCTGCCGCACAAGAAGGAAAAGCTGCTCCTAAGCGTCTTGCTACTGCTGGTCAATTTGGTACTGGAGTAGCTTCATTTGTTGGAGGAGGTCTTGCTGGTTTGGGTTATGAAGCTCTCGTTCCACAAGAATATAGAGATTGGGCAAGTAGAACCGGATTCCAATTCGGAGACACAACAGACGTAAATCTAGATAATGTTGGTCAAATGGCCGCATTTGAAGCTGGTGCTGCTATACCTAGTGTAGCCATCAATAGAATGACTGGTGGTGCTTTAGGAACACCAGCAGGCGTAGCTGCAAGAGGTTTCTTACCAAACGTACTCGGTGGTCTTGTTGGGAGTCAGCAAGGAGCCAAGACAGCAGAAAGAGCAGCTAAAGCAGTTGGTTTAGGTGACACAGGCCAAGCAGTAGCCGGAATAGCTGGAAGTATACCAGGTTTTATCGGCGGTAGAAATGTTGCAACTAATCTCATGTCTAAAGCAGGAAGACAGTCCATGCTACAAGGTGGAGTAAAAGGATTTGGTACAAAACTAGGTGCAGCAGGAGCAATCGCAGATACAGCATTCACTGCTGTCGATCAATTTGATACAAAATATAAGGGCTTAGGTGGAGAACTAGGAGACATTCTTGATCCAGGAGATTTGTTAGCATTAGCTGGTGGTCCTGTTGGTGCTGCTTCTTTGGTAGCAACCAAGGGACTTAAAGTAGGTGGTGCTATTTCAAGAGGAATCATGGATGCAGAACAACAAGAAAGAAATAAAACTGTATCCGATTTGACTAATGCAACTCTTGTTCTAAACAACACAGATTGGTCAAAACAGCCTGCTGGAGCAAAAGAACAGTGGCAAAAATATGCTGCTGATTTGCAGAAAAAGCGAGACACACAATCTACCTTCCTTTTAGGAGATGAAAAGAAACAAGTTGAATTGGCCAGCCAAGAAGGAATGAAGGATTTTAATTTCAGATATAATCCCGAAACCAAAGGTCTACAGTTCCAGAGTGATGTTGCAGATGAAATGAAGAGAAGAGCACAAGATACTGCAAGAGCCAGTGGTGCTACTCCAGCTCAGTTTACTGATATAGCACAAAGACAGCAAGTTGCTGCTTTGAAGAAGCAAGCAGAAGAAGCACCAAAGACTGCGGCAGGAAGAGCCAAGATTAAGGAAGTTGAATCTAAGGAACAGGCTGCTCAGAGATTTGCTGCACAAGATGCTGTAAGACAAGCAATTGAAGCTGGATACGAACCAGATCCAGAACTTCTCAAGCAAGCTGAAGGACCTGTCGAAAAGGATCCAAATCAGAAACAAAACGCGCAAGTAGTAATTGATGCTGAAGTAGAGAAAGTACGCAGTCAAGAAAACCAGCAAGTACAACAAGTCAAACAAAAGGAAGAAGAAAAGGAAGAAGAAAGAAAAGCTAAGAATGCTCAGGCAGAAAAGAAACTAGCCGACACTAGAGATAGAGCAAGTCTTCCAGATAAATGGGATCCAGCTCAGAAGAAATTCGTATCCCCATTTGATGCAAAATATGATCAATTACCGGGAAGATAACTGATTGTCATAAACAGCTTTGCAGATGTAAAAGGAGTCAACGATATCCGTAATAGGATTCTTGACTTCTTTTCCTATCTGGTCAAAGTGAATTCTCAAATCAGTACCAGTCTCTTTGACAAATGCCTCAAACATTTCTTGCTTGTTGGCATTTCCCTTTCCGCTTGCAAGTTTCTTGACTCTGGTTGGCTGAATGACATCAAGGGGTATAGATTGCTGCCACAGCTTGTACTTTAAAATGCCAGTATTCTCTGCTATATGAAAGATTCGTCCCTTGGCAGCATAGGCATAGTCCTCAAGGGCAACCTGTTCACTTCCGATGAGGAGTTCTACCGCCCAGTCTGAGATGCTGTCGTATCTACCACATTCTGCTGTATAGTCTGGAAATAGTTCTCCACGAATATTATTATTAAACATCGTGGCGTTCTTCTTGGTATCGGTCAGGAAATAGAACATGCAGTTCTTATAAGAAAACTCCCCGTGCATTCTGCCATTGAAGATACAGATGCAAGGGGAAGTTAACGAGTAGTCAATACCAGCGATTATCACATACTATTTAGGCTATATTGCTATTATGTAAAGTTTCGGCATTTTTCTTTGCTCTTGATATAATTTCGCCTGTCCTACCAGGAATTCTTCTACGAATTAATATTCTAAGAGCTGCTGCTGAGGGTCCACCAGAAGCTTTTGGTTCAGATGGCTCTAAATCATGAATTTTAAATATTTTATCAAAACTTTCTTGATCATGATAAGAATGAGTTTCTTCTAAACCAGATGCTCTTAATGCAGCATCAATCATAGAATTATGATCCTCTGCTTCTTTAAATAACTTATCATTATCTTTTTGTGACATTGATTCGTTATGAGTATGTTTTCTTCTTCTTGTTATAACAGAATAACCTCTAGATTGCGAACCATGAATGAGAATTTCATTTTTACCAATATGATCAAATAAAAGAGATTGCAGCGGTTGAGAAGGTGTTTTTGCTAATGTTTCTTTTTCTTTTTCTGGTAAATCAGCCGATCTTATCCTCATTCTTGAAGAACCAGAGGGAGAAACATCTGTTGTCATGGCATTTACTATTATTCCTAAAGGTGATGCCTTCGCAATATTTACTCTGGTATAATCCCCTCCTTTAGTTTCTCTTCCTTTTTTCGCTTCTATGTTTAGAGATACCAAACGATCTTGATGCGAAAAATCAACAGTAACATCAGCTCCTTGTCCTGGAGCATTAACTCTAGATTTTACTCCTTCTAACGGAGAATCTGAAAAATGTTGCCGGATCATATCTTGTAGAGATAGTCCGGAAGCGGCTATTGCTGATCCCCTACTTGTAGAGTTTTCTAATAACTTTTTAACCAGTTTAAGCCTATGGTCCATACCTTATTTAGTAAGATCGACTAATTCACATGCCCCAGCCGTGCAGCTAAAAGTCTGGGTTCCTGTGGTGTTGTCTTCCTTCTCATACTTGGACAATTCGCTCCAATCAACATCCTTTGGAAGCTTGGCAAGCATGGTTTCGTACTGCTCCTTGGTGCAGTCTTCATAAGGAGCCTGACGATAGGTGTGGTCTGAGTGCGGAAGGAACGAAATACCGCTGATCTCGTCAAAGTGCTTATAGACCCAGGCTCCAACTTCCATCCACTCTTCATCACGAACAGTAATGGTAACGCTTGGCTTATGTTCGCACCAGTACTGCTGATAGGTGAGCCAGAGTTGCAACTGCTCAAGAGCGGTCATGTCATTGCGGGTGATGCAATGCTCAGGAGCCTTCATGGGGAATGAGAAGACCATAGTGTGGTTTGGCTTCATGACGCATGGCTCGGCAGGGAATCCCTTGTCAATCATAAACTGGCAGATTGGATCCTTGCGATCAGCGCGAACACGACGAATGTAATAGTTAGCGTGACGAGCATGAATACCCGAAGCAGCATCCACAAGCTGGCTAACAGTACCACTTGGCTTGACGCAAGTGATTGCAGCAGACTCGTTGATCTTTAGCTTATGAGCATACTCCTTGTTGGTATCCACCGCGACATGGCGTAGATGCTCAAGAAGATCGGGTAGATCACCAGCACGACCATTGGTGATCTCGTTGTCCATGATACCAGTCAGAGACACCCCAAGCAGACGCTCTTCTTCACAGTTCTTCTGCCAATCGCTTGATAGGTAGCGGAACTTTGTAAGAGTTGACTGGAATGTACCAAGAATGGTAGCAAGACGAACCTTACGAGCAAGAGTATCTGGAGTATCGTCAGCACGAATCACGACTTCAGATAGGTTGCAGAACTCACGATCACGCAAAATAATTTCTGAGCATGGATTGGTTCCGAAGTCATAGTTTGGATTACGACGATCACCAAGACGCTTGATTTGATTCTTTGCAGCCTGACGATTGAAGATACCACGCTCACCGCTCTTGCTCTTGACAAGTGCAACCCATTCGTCCATGAAGGTTTCCATGTCTGGCTTGCTCTTGTATGATGCAGAGTTGTTTGCAAGTGCGCGTTGACCGTTGTTCTCCCACCATGCACCGCTCTTTGCATTACGCATGCGGTCATCGTCAAGTGACGATAGAGAGATGAGAGCAGAACGACGAACGCCACCCACAACTACGATTTCAGCAATTTTGCATACGATATCGTGGCATTCGACGGTAGTGAGCTTTCTACCAGCTGCCTTGCGGAAGGTTTCAATGGTAAAGCGGAAAAGGTCTTCCAGCGGTTCAGGTCCTGATGCTCGTCCACCGAATGTTTTAAGTCTCGCTCCAGCAGGACGAACTTTTGAAATGTCCCATTGCGGAATCTGACCACCAATGAGTAGCGAGAAGAGTTCCTTATAAGCCTTGGCCCAGCCAATCTTAGAGTCCTCCACAACAATGAGCGTATCACTGTTGGCAAATTCTTCAGCAATAGTAGGAAGTTTTTCAACGAAATCCCTTTCGACGGAGAATCCAACACCTGTACCGCACATTAAGATGTATAGAATCTCATCAAACGAGCGAACCTTGCTCGTAGAAACATAAGAGCAGTTATACCCTGCTACATGGTCGCGCTCCAATGCCTCGCCTGCGGTCATGAGGCAGCGCATAGACGGCATCACTTCCAAATTCAGAACAGCTGTTTCAAGCTCCTTGCGTAGATCCTTGGGCAACTTGTAGTTGCAGCTTTCCTTGAGGTGGGTTTCAAAGAAGTCGAAGTAACGAGTAACGGTTTCGTTCCACAATTCTCGTCTTTGTTCTAGTTCGATCCACTTAGAATAGCGACTAATTGCAATAAAATTTTGATAAGCTGAAGGTAGTGACATATTTTAAAAATCCTTAGAGTTGTGGCATTCTAGCCGTGTTGGGTATTTAGTCAATATTTACTTGATATTTTTGTTATAGTTCTCAGTAATTATTTGACATATTTCAATGAATTTTTCGTTAGATAAATCCCATTTCATGGAATTTACATCTTTATGAACCCATTGTATGTTTGTTGATGTGTAACCGTCTTTACTGTTAATTCTATCTAACGAAGCAGTTCCCATTTTTCCACTAGTTTCAAAGTTTAAAGGAAATTTTGTATAAACACATAATCCGTTTTGGCTCTGAAAAACTTTATCTAAATCTTCTCTAGTAACAGAAAATGGTATTTTTCTTTTCTCGGCACATTTTTTAATTTTATTAAAATACATTCCAGTTACATGTATTGAATCACCTTTCCAAAGATGACTTTTTTCAAATCTGTGCCTGTCTCCGTAACAATCGTTACAGCCATGAACATTTCCATAAACTAAATGCCATTTACTAATTTCTTTCTCCGAACCACAATCACACTTAACTTTCCAGTATCTTATACTTGATTTTTGGCTTTTAAACTTAATTAGTTTTCCTTCACCAATAATTGTATACGATCCTACTTTTTGGTTAAGCCAATTTTTACCTTTATATATTAATTCCATATATAACATCCTTTTATAATTTATGTATAAAAGAGTGTTATTTACTTGGTAAGTTCTTCCCAGCAGACAGGGAAATAGGGCTGAATTAGGCTACCCATGGCAGTTGCGTATTCCCGAACTTCCCATTGAGCATGGGGGTCGATTCTTTGCTTAAAAACACGGGCATAAGCGGCCAAAGAACCCGTCCAGTACCATTCGGTGTATGTACCCTGGGGCAGGGCAAAACGAGCCTGTTCTGGGGCGATTCCAGCCCCAAGGAGCCAGTGGTAGGTCTTTAGGGCATCGCTAGCCACCTCAAAATACATGGCCTCAGCAGCCGCTAGCGTGTCTTCATTGGTCAGGAAGTCTTCTGACCCCTGTTTGGCCCCATTTGTGGGCTTTGTACGCCATTTTGGAATGTAAATTTCGGGTTCTTCGGTTACATACCGACGAGAAATTTCGTTTTCAACGAATCCGACCTTGTGCTTAAAAAGCTGGGTACGAATCGAAATAGGAGCCTTGATGTGAAGCATGATCTGGGGATGGGCAAAGGGGGTCCAGTGCTTGTGCTTGGCCAGATACGAAATAAGCTTCTTGTCCTTATCGTTCAATGCCTTACTGATATCTCCGTCCCAAGATGATTCCTTGTGGAAAGAAACTCTGGCTGCATTTACAACCGTCAAATCAGAACCCATCACTTCGATGAGTCGAACGAAACCCTTATCAAGTACATTTACTTTTTCCATTTCATAAACCTCAGTTTTGCTTCAAGTCCAGAATGCGTATTGGAGCGTATCATAGCCATCGGATCACCAAACGCAAGAACATAGTCGTTAATATCCTTGACCTTAACATCTGGCCAAATAAGAATCTTATGGCCCTTCTCAATAACCGTTTCCATGAAGCCACAAATCTGCTTGTTGCGCTTCTCATTATCGAAGACATAGATCACCTCGCTGTTCGCAATCTTCTCAGGAAGCTTCATGTCCCCGGCAGCACCAACCATCGCAAGAGCGTTGGGTAGGAAGATGCTGTCAATCGGTCCTTCTGTAATGTAGATTGGTTCTTCTGGATTTACTCTCCAGAGTCCATACCATAGTTTTTCCACAGAATCCTTCTTGAGAGTAATATAGCGGATTTTGGAATCTGCTTCCAACGCTCGACCTTGGACTCCGATGAGTTGTTTCTCGTCATCGTAGAACGGAATGACCAATCTTGGCTCTCGCTTGAGTTCGTAGTCACTGCTAAAGCCCTTCGCAACTTCGGAGAAATCTTCGGCGTAATAAAAGTAGCAGAACGATTCGTCAGGGATCTTTCGCTTCTCAAGATATTTGACGATTGGATGTGCAAAATCAAGGTCACAAACATTGACGCAATTCTTAGGCACTTCGAATGTAGTGATCTTCTTAGTTGGAACAAAGAGATCTTCCTGCTTTGGTTTCTTGTAATTTGATCTTCCATTTTCACCATTCGTAAATCGTTTAAAAGCATACTCCTTGGCAAGCAATGGATTGATTGCTTCAAGGAAGTTGTACATGTTTGTTCCATGGCCGCAGTTGTGGCAACGGAAAAAGAAATCATTGCCCTTCTGGTAGAAATACCCACGGGCAATGTTCTTACGCTTCTTGGAATCCCCACAGAACGGACATCGACAATTGGCAAGATTATCCTTCTTCCACTTGAACTTCTTCAAGTGTTCTGAAGCAATGTTGATAAACACCTTGTCGATGTATGCGCTCATATAGTCCAATCGCTCACTTTGACTAGCTTGGGAATCTCACGCGGAGCATATCCTTGTCCGTACCCATCAGGATTGTTCTGATTGGAATCGGCCAAGCCATCTTGCTCATCTCGCTTGACATCATACAGCTTCATCTTGGATCGGTCAATACCAACCACAAACTTTTTATTCACAGTTGCACTGTTGTAACGGTTCTTGAGTTGCTTGACTAGAATCTGCCCAGTCTGCTCTAGATCCTCTGTGCTGATAAGAGCAACAAAGAAATCTGCTGTGGCAGGAAGACCGAATGATTCCGAAGTGTCTTCTAGACCGAAATCGCTATTGGCAAATCCGGTTCGATTGACCTGGGTGGCTGAGAAGATTGGTACATTGTACTCTACTGCTAGACCACGAAGTTCTTCTGCAACAGACTTGATGTAGAAGTAGCTGTTCGTATTCGCATTCTGCTTGATTCTTGCAGAAGCGCAAATGTTGATATAGTCAACAAAGATGGCATCAGGAACAAACCGCTTCTTAATCTTCAGTTCGTCAAGAAGGTGCTTGAAGTTAGCAACCGATGCACTGGCAGTTGGGTATTCTTTGATAATCAACTTGCCATGAACCTTATTCTTTAGCTGCTGCATCTTCTTGTCGTAGATGGTCTTTGGAAGATCCTTGAGATTATCCAAGGTGATGTCTAGAAGATTCGCATCAATTCGCTCTGCGATTCTTTCTTCTGCCATTTCGCATGTGATGTACAGAACATTAAGATTCTGCACAAGGCAATTTGCTGCATGGTGGCATAGGAACAAGGACTTACCTACACCAGTACCAGCCATGATGATGTTAAGAGTCTTTGATGGTACTCCACCACCAGTGATGGCATTGAAGAACTCAAGATCGAACGGAATACGCTTCTCTATCTGATGATAAAACTCAAAGCGTCGATCAGCATCATCAATGTAGTCGTGACCAATATGGTTGTCAAATGACACAGACAGAGCATTAGAAAGAATACTAGGGATTGCGTTCTTGGTGTGTGTCTTTGATTTTCCGTCGAGAATATGAATAGAATCCATAATAGCATTATAGACTGCCTTATCCTTTACATGATTCTCAGTCTGCTCAATGAGCCAAGTGAGATCTGTTTGTTCTGGATTGGAATACAAAGCCTCAACACACTTGGAGCATTCTGAGAACTCGTCTTCTGAAACAAGATCAAGCTTACCAAGGCTGATATCAAGAGCCTCCCTTGTGGGGAGGCTATTGTACTTCGTGATGAATTCCGAAACCAGGGTGAAGATCTTCTTGTTTACATTGTTACTGAAATATTCTTCCTTGAGGAATGGATGTACTTTACGAACATACTGCTCATTCGTTGCCAGATTCTTCAATATAACTGATTCCATCATCTTCAATTACCTCTCCGTCAAAGTCATCACCGATCATACTATTCTGTTCTTCTAGAAACTGAACTAGAAGATTGCCTACGACATTGTTGAACTCTTCTTTTTCTGACTCAAGGATTGTACCCTTAACTACCTCATAGTCAAAGTTTAAAAGGAGATTATTGTCCTTTTCCTCAAGTCTTACAACTCCATATTGAACTGCAATACCTTTGAATCTACCTTCATCAATTTCAATATGGGCATTTCCATCCCCATCGTTTTCGATAATATTAAACTTCATATTCTTCTGCTCTTTCTTTTGCTTCTTCGATTGACATGTCTTCGATGAAGACAGGAGTTTTAGAGCCAACCCAGGCCCCGATGATATTGTAATCGAAATACTCCTGTGCCTCATCAAATGTCATGCCGTCTGCCATCAAATTTTCAATGATCTTCTTTTGGCTGTATGCGGTGATTGGTTCTTTGCAACCGAATCTCCACATGAAACCAACGAAAGCATTGTCGTGACCATCACAAAAAAGTATATTACTCATAGTTACCTCAGATAATGTTAAACTCAAGCTTAGGATTCTGCAACTTGTGCATCCAGTAATCAACCATCTCTGCCATCATTTCATCAAATGTAATCGTTGGCTCCCATCCCATTTCCTTCTTTGCCTTGCTAGCATCGCCACGAAGGTAATGAAGTTCTTCCGGTCGTTCATATTTCTTGTCAGTCTTTACATAGCGACGATAATCCATTCCCAGATATTCGAAGACATATTCAACCATGTCTTCTACTGAGTATGAATGTCCAGTAGCAAGAACATAATCATCTGGCTTAGGCATCTGAAGCATGTTCCACATGCCACGGACATAATCCTTGGCATGTCCCCAGTCTCGCTTGGCTCTTAGATTACCAAGAACCAGGTTTTCTGCCATTCCAAGCTTGATCTTTGATGCTTGTAGTGCTACCTTGTTCGTCACGAAGTTAATACCTCTACGAGGAGATTCGTGATTGAACAAAATTCCTGAGCAAATAAACATACCATATGCGTTTCTATAGTTATGGCATAGGTTGTGAGCGTAGAGCTTGGCACAACCGTATGGGCTTACAGGAGACATGTGAGTTGTTTCTCTCTGGTACTTGTCATCATCGCACGAATTACCAAACATCTCAGAAGTAGCCGCATGATATACCTTTGAATGGGGAGAGAATCTACGAACAGCCTCAAGGACTGCTAGCGTACCACCACCGTTTACATCAAGGGTATACTTGGGAAGATCGAATGAAACTTGAACATGGGACTGTGCGGCCAGATGATAAACTTCATTTGGTTGCAGCTTCTGGATGTTAGTTTCGATGCTGATTGGATCAGTCAAATCTGCATAGTGCAACTTGATCTTTCCATCAACCCATAGGTGATCAATACGAGTTGTCTGAGATTCTGGAACAGAGTTTCTACGAACAGTTCCATGAACCTCGTATCCCTTCTCAACAAGCAGTTCTGCGAGATACGATGCATCCTGGCCATTCGCCCCGATAATTAGTGCTTTCTTATCCATACTTAAAATCCTCCTGAACGCGCTCATCAATTTGCTTTAGAATCTCCTGAGTGAAATACTTCTCAGGTTCTTCGTTGATATGCTTCTCAAACGCCTTTGTACCATCAGGAAGCTCAATCTTGGTAGAGTTCTTCTTGAAGATACCGTAATCCAAGGCAAGGTCAACAAGACCGTAGTAACGGTTCAGACCGCTATCGAAATTCAGTTGAACCTGAACGATCTTGTTCTCCTTGGTTAGTCGGCTCTTGTAAAGCTTGCAAGTAATTAGATTACCTACAACTTCATCATCCTGCTTGTCCTTCTTCTTGGACAATGTTACGATAGTAGAAGCCGCATATTTTAGACCAGATCCACCACCAAGTTCCTTGGTCGGAACATAGGCTCCTACTACATCGTAGGTGTGGTTTGTCATAATCATGGGAATCTTGGCCTTGCCAAGCTTCAGCGTAAGAACGCGGAAAGTTCCCTTGATGACTTGTGCGCGTGTCATGTCGCGGGTATTCTTACCTTCAGCGACATCATTCATTTCCTTGGCAGTGCTCAACATGCCCAGCGAGTCAAGGACGATCATCATCGGCTTGCGCTCAGATTCGTCTGTCGCAAGAACCTTGTCAACGATTGTCAGACACTGGTGGCGGAACTCTTCGACTGGTTCCACTGGGAACACGGCAACCCGCTTGGGGTCAACTCCGCGCTCAGTAAACATGTCGCTGGTTACTGCCTGTTCCGTATCGAAGTAAAGAACTACGCCTTCGGGGTTTGCTGCAAGAAACTGTGCAACGATACCAAGGCTGAAGTAAGTCTTGCCAGTAGCAGATTCACCAGCGAGACAGGTAATTTTGTTATCAGGAAGG